AATAATTATGGGACCAAGGGATAACTGGATTTTTCTTAAAGTTTTTTAAATTAATTCCCTCTTGGCGAACAATATCCTTATCTCTATCTTCTTTAGACGATGAGGCACGGGCAACAAACGATCCCTCTTTTTCATCTAAATCTAATAGCTTAATATCAACCAAATCCGAACCAAGGATATTTATCCCATTTTTTCTAATAGGTTGCCCACCCTTACCTTTAATTAAGTATGCCATTTTCCTAATCTCCTTATAAAATTAATTAAAATAATCGATAGAACAATCACAAGACAAATTTAAAGTTTCACCTGGAAATTTAATAAAATGATTCCCTATTTGAAAATCAGAATCTTTATTATTTTCATTTTTTATTCTACCTCTATGCCCACAATCATTTCTATTAATAACCCAAATAGCAGCTTGCCCCTCTAATCTAATAATCTCATATTTTGTATAGTTTATGCAAGAACAAATTACAGCATTGGTTATTTTAGATAATCTGGGATTATTCAAAAATTCCAAATCAACATAATCCCCCCAAACAATAGATTTATCAACACTGCTTTTATTATGCCACTTACTAAAAATAGTTTCAATATATCTTTTAGAAACATCCATAGAAATTGATTTTATCCAATCCTCATTTATTAAAATATTGGAAAAATTTAATTGTTCATATACAGAAAGGATTATTTCTTTAATATAGGATTGAATTACAGGGATTATATTTTCAACAGAAGCCAATGGGTTATTTTTTATCCACAAACAGATCTGTTTGGAAAATACCTCTTTAATAATTTTTTCTTCTTTTTTAATATTTTTAAAAATAAATTTTGCAATGGGTTCTGAAGCAATTCTATTATCAGTGGGGTTATCATCCCTATCATCAGACCCATCAGCAGCAGGCCGCCCATCCCCGGTTGTATCATCAGCCGGATTAGAAGTAGTCCTATCCCTCAAAGCAGCATCGGTTACTTTTTCTATATCCTGTAATCGAATATACTTATTTGGAATAATAACAACATCACCACCATCTACCGGAGGTTTATTCAAAACATCCTTTCTCCATTCATTGATAGTTTGAGTAGGAAGCCCACTTAAATATACTTTTGATTCTTGAAGTTCTAATAACCTATCTCTTGGAACTGGATTATCATGCTTAATTTGTAATCTTTCATCAAACGATTCACATACAATAGATGTAAGTTCCTCATCCCAAATAACCAATCTAGGCTCAATTGATTCACGGTTAAAAGCAATATCAGATTGAACAGCACCAGATCTGTTAGCATCTATAAAGCCCAATTTTGATTTAGGAACACCATACGCCGCTAAAATTTTATCCATTGACCAATTAGCTAAATTCAAAAATTCAAAATCCTTATTTGTAAAATTTAATGGAACTGGTTTTAATCCAGAATCCAAAACAGCTATATCATGAAAATTTTCCTGATACTTTTCTTTCCATCTATGCTTAATCTCATCAGCCTTATCTTGATCAACAGGCAAATCAGTAGATAATACAAAATCTATCCTTGCAGAATTTTTAAAAAAATCTCTCTCATAAACTTCAATGTATCTATCAATATCTGTAGCATATGCTTGTGCTTGAATAGGACTTGTTGGGTTAAATATACTGGTAGAATTTGGATATTGTAAAACAATTAGTTCATTTGGAGTAAAATCTATCCATCCAGAAGAACCTGTTTTAAAAATATATTTAACTTGTGGGGATATTATTGAAGGAGAAACTTCAATTTTAACAAAATCATTCATATTTAAAGGCCATAGTTCCCATACTTGATTCAAAGCGTTTCTCAATGGGTAAATGCAGGCCATCCCACATAAATCTAATTGAATCTGGCAAAACTGTTTTATAAATCTAAAAGACATCAATTCATTTGGAAGTCGGAACGGTTTTGTATAAACAGCAAAATTTTTATTCTTTGTTGACAACTTTTCTTCTGTATTTTTGTTATAAAAAGAATATGGCAGTGTTCCAACTCTATTAGAAATTAATGAAACACAACTATAAACCCAAGATTGATATTCAACTAATTGTTGACTTGTTGATGTTTTTAATTTTCCTCCTGTTTTTTCCCTAATAATCATTTGGCGTAATTGTTCATACGTTTTTGAATGCCAAGAAATTTTTAACGGACCTAAATTAAGATTCATATCACCACCCCCACCTTTTCAGCTAATTGCTGAGATTGATGCATCAATACAAATTCGGCCCCATGTTCCCACGAAGTATAGATTTAGCGCATTCACGGGCAAACCACATAGACATAACAATATCAGTTGTTTCCCAAAATGGATGATGAATAAATTCATGATATAGTTTCATCCACGGGTCTATGGTATCCACTTCCCCAGAAGAAGGTTCCTTATCAAAACAAAACATCCATTCTTGGTTTTCAAACTCTTTTTCTAATGATGGTAAGCCCGTACCCGGATCAGCTTTATTTTTCCCAGTTAAAAAACCTTCAATTTTAATTTTGTATTTTTTCCAGGCATCCACTCCTAAAGAAGATATCATCATATCAATAATAGCATCTTGAACACCATTATTTTCAGCAAAGTATAAATCAACACCATACCTTTGATAAAACTTAATCATAAAAGCCGGAATTTCTTGAGCGCCCCTTAAAGTAACGATTTCAACAGGAAGCTTTAAACCTGATTTTCTATTAACTGCAACAATAGAAACAACCGTTCCAGGTCTTTTCATACTAGCAAAGTCAATACCACCAACATAAATCCAATTATTTTTATGTTCAATTATGCTATGAGGATCTATCCCAAACTGGCAGCACTTTCTAAAAGATGAAAAAGTTTTATCTTTATCAGAATATGGTATTAACCTATACCCTCTATCAAAGTCCCTTTGCCCAAGCTCCTTAGACTTCATTATTAATGCTGCTCTATTAAATTTAGACCATAATGGTAATATAAATTTTCTTCCAAAAGAATCATTATATTCCAAACTGTCTAAATTTTTAGAAACAGCAATTTGCATCCAAGACCATACAGGATTTCCCTGAATAAAAGAAGCTAAATCATTCTCATGCCATTTATTCATAAGAACAATGACTTCAGCTTGTTCTGGAATAAGACGAGTTAACCAAATATTTTTAAAGGTATCTTGTATTTTTTGGCGGGTGAGTGGTTCTAAAACAGCAGATTTCAAATCTTGAGGATCATCAAAAATTAATAAATTTGCACGACCACCAATAGCAGTACTCATAATACCATAAGCTTCTACCGTACCATCTTTGGACATAGCCTTTCTTTGAATGATGAATCTTTGTGATCCCCATATTTGTGTAGGTCTAATATGAGGGCATAATTTTTTAAAATCATCATCCTTTGTTATGATATCTCTAATAGCTCTACATCTTTTTACCGCTTCTGGTTCTGATACATGGATAATCTTAACTAATAAATTTGGATTTTGGGCAATACGATGTAAAGCATATCCAGTACAAATCTGTTCTGTTTTACCGTGTCCAAAAGCACCAAGTATGAGGCACTTGTTAAAACCATTTGCCCGTGCAAATCGAATAAATCTATGCATAATGTTATGCACGGGCTCATTCTTAACTAATTTTCCAGATGAATCTTTTAAAAATTGAAATGTAAATAAATCCGATTTAGTAGGCAAAAGTTCACAATAATCTAAATCAATACCACTTACCAATTGATTCAACTGGCTTTCCATAAATGTGGAAAAATCTCTGTCAATTATCATTTGATCACACCACTTTTTTCAAATCAATAGAATCTTTTTTAGCTGTATATACAACTTCTTCCACATTGATTGATCTTAATTTTTGTAAAATAATTTTTTTAACATCAGGTGCGGAATTATTTACTATCTCTAAAACCACCTTCATAAAAGTACCAATCTTAACCTCATACTCATGGCGAATAGTATCACGTTTACCATATTTATCTGGAAACTTCCTTTCTAAAATCCAGGCAGAAGCTTGCCATTGACCTAAACTTGCAGCAGTGTTAATATGCTTTAAATGCTGAAGTTCCATATTAGCTAAACAAGCTTGAATC